GACTCTGAAGCCCGAAGATACAGTTACGACGACTCTGAAGCCCGAAGATACAGTTACGACGACTCTGAAGCCCGAAGATACAGTTACGACGACTCTGAAGCCCGAAGATACAGTTACGACTCAACTTGAAGAGTTGGACGAAGAAGTTATAGATACGACTCAAAAAACAAATGATGATTATTAATTTATTTGATTTACAAATAAATTCAAAAACTATTTTATCCATATGTTATTCTAATACTTGAACCAGTTTCTGGATTGTTAAATCCATATAATTTTTTTGCATCATTAAGTGACATTTCAGGCTTTTTGTATCTTCTATTTACATAATTATGAACATTTACGGTAAAGGAAAATAAATTTTCTTTTGATTCAACAACATTATCCAGGTTTATAGAGTTCAAATATGTATAAAAATGTTCTTTGCATGAAACACAGGGAACTAATAATGGTAGATTCTGTAATAAACATTTCATGCTATCTCTAATTATAGGCGTTGGGTTCACAGGATATGTTGTAGCTGAATTGTGAATAGTAAACCAAAATGGAGGTCCAAATGCATCAGGATCATATGAAGATCCTTTTGTTACAGATGTTATTTTCATGTTTAAAAGAGGTATATTTTGATTAGAATACATTTTATTAAAAATTGAAAAATAATAAGATTAAGTAAATTAAAATATGAACGAAGAATTGAACGTCGAAGAAAATAGATTAAAAACTTTTGATAATTGGAATATATCTTTTATTGATAAACATCAATTAGCGCGTTATGGATTTTACTATTATGGTCCTAGCGATTTAGTAAGATGTTTCTTTTGTCATGTTGAAATAGGTATGTGGGAAGAAGGAGATGATGTCTTAACTGATCATATAAAATGGTCTCCTCGTTGTAGTTTTATCAGAAGTCACAGTACAACTAATAACGTTCCTATAGATCAATCTCTTTTGAATGAATCTCTATCACATTTGCAACGAGAAGAAGAGAATTTTGAAATATTTGGAATAACTTCAAATAATGATGCAAATGAAATAACTTCAAAAGAAACTAAATTCCCAGAATTTGCGATTGAAGCAAGACGAATAGAGTCCTATAAAGATTGGCCTATAGGTATTAAACAAAAACCACAAGAATTAAGCAATGCTGGATTCTTTTATACAGGAAAAGGAGATAAAATACTTTGTTTTAAATGTGGTGGTGGGTTCAAAGATTGGGAAGAAAATGACGATCCTTGGGAAGAACATGCTAAATGGTACCCTGAATGTAAATATTTAAACTTAATGAAAGGAATAGATTATATTCAAAACATTAGTAAAGGCGATGTCGCGAAGACGGACCCAAGCCCGAGCATCGTATTGACACCTATCCCAGAAATAGAAGAAAACATGATATGTAAAATTTGTTTTGTGGAAAAATACAATACAATTTTTATACCATGTGGACATGTTATTGCATGTGCAAAATGCGCCTCAAGTGTTACTACATGCCCTGCATGCAGAGAACCATTTGAACAAATCATACGCGCTTATTTTTCTTAATTGGGTTTTTCTATTCATATCCGTAAGGATATGAATAATCATCTAAGTTCACTTGAAGCTTAAAAGATTCCATGAGGAAAACACAAAATATCTTTGGTTAGTTGCAGTAAATTTTGCTCTTCAAAGTTACAAACAAAAGTATTCAGGCGAAGAAATAAATCTTTGCAATATAAGAATTTTACTGTTCCAACTATATAACTCACATTCTCATTAAACACACCTTCAGTATAATCAGAACGAAAGTTAATTGGAGGTCCTTCGTATAAGTTGTGCAACAACCATTTCCACAAACAATATATAGGCGTAAACTGAAGCAATATCATACTTCCATTGTCAGGGTCATAGAAGGGATTTGTTTTGAGTGTGTTAATGAATTGATCATAATCAGGTTTGTCAATTAAGTTATTTATATCTTCTAATTTAAACGATGTTATAAATGTTTTTATGAGCCCATAATAGTGTTTATCGAGCTGTTCAACTCTCTTCAGTGTATACAAAGACGCTATAAATTTTTTTACAAGATTAAGTGGAATGATGGGGTAAACAAACAACTTGAAACGAGTGTCTGGTGGAAATAATTTGTCAGTTTCCATTTTTTATAGTCTAGTAACTCTTAAATCTTTATTTGGCGCTTGATTTTGCTTCAAATGGCTCTAATTCACAATCAATACAATCTTCTAAACTGAATGTTTTTTCTTCAGTTTGTACAGACTTCGGAGTATTTGGTAATCGTTTATAGACATTGTTTAATTCAGAAGTTATCGTATCTGCTAGCGCGGTTTGTGTGGTTGGTGTAGCCATTGATAACTCTTGGTATTTCTTGAGTAGAAGTTCAATTTCTAGTTGTTGTTTTCGATATTTCGAATAAAAAAAGTATGATAAACATACAATGATAATGACAATCACTACAATAACTGCGATTAAAATATTTTCCGAGTTCATTTTGCTTAATGCATATTTTGTTATATCATTTCTGAGATCGAGTTAAAGAAGCGTCGCAATTGCAAAATATGAAAACAATAGAACTATCTGAACTTAACATGGACATCATTCGTCCTAATGCTCAGAGTATGAAGACAGACATAGGTGGCTCTAAGATAAGTATAATTGGGAAACCTGGGTCTGGAAAATCTGTATTAATTAAATATCTTCTTTATTCAAAAAAACACCTCATCCCTACTGGCGTCGTTATATCCGGCTCTGAAGATAGTAACAAGTTCTATTCAAAACTGTTTCCAGATCTTTTCATATACGACCGATATCGAAAAGAAGTCGTCGAAAACTTTATCAAAAGACAAAAAATCTCCAAAGAGCATCTTCCTAACCCTTGGTCAGTACTCGTAATGGACGATTGCATGGATGATGTGAAAATATTCAACGATCCGTTAATGATAGGGTTGTTTAAGAACTCTCGGCATTACAACATGCTTTCTATATTCGCGAATCAATATGTGTTCGATTTCAAACCTGTGATTAGGACGAATTTGGATGGAGTATTCATTTTTCGTGACCCAAATCAAGCTAATAGAGAGAAAATCTATAAAAACTTTGCGAGCATTATACCCTCCTACAAAATATTCTGTCAATTGATGGATGAATTAACCACTGATTATACTTGTATATATATCAACAATCAAATACAAAGCAATGAATGGACAGATTGCGTTTTCTGGGTAAAAGCGGAACAAGTGCCAGACTTTAAATTCGGATGTGACGATTACTGGCAATTTGCTTTAACACGACAATTAGATCACCAATAGCAAATGACTATATAAAATTAAGTATTAATAAAAATGATTTACTGTGGAACAGAAGTGGATATTAGTGCTAATAAAGATTGTTTAAAAAAAGGAATTGGTGTTCGATTGCTGGACGAAACAATAGAAGCAAATGAGTCTGATGCTCACCCGAAGACACCTTATGATTTTTTTGAAAAAGGGTTGAGTATTGGTAAACGATTGAAAGAAGGGTTCGAAGGTCAAGATCTTGACCTCAAAACGGTATCTATTCGACACATTGTCATAACATTAGTTGTGACATTAATCGTATTTGGAGCTGTTTACATGATTCACTCATGGATATGGGCATTAGTAGTTTCAGTAGTCGTAGGAACTTTGTTTTGGTTGTATTGTGATTGTTCATAAACAAAGCAGTTAAAATTTATCACGATTTGTGATAAATTATTCGTCATCTCTTGACATTATAAATAGTTTCATTGTACCTATGTCACTGACGCATTCTAAATATAAAGGCTTATTATGTTCTATGTATAGCTTGACAGGGCTGCTGATAAATGAGCTTATTTTGCTGATACGGTTAAATTGATCTGTATAGTAAGATTGATAGATTAATTGATTGTCATCCTGAGACGTTTGTTTAAAGGTGAGTGTTTTTTTGGATATACCAGTTTGGAATGAAAATGTGACTCTTCCATTTTCTTTAGTAACAGTGACCATCTGGGAAGTAAAGGATCTGCATATTTGGTTGAAGTAGTTGTTTATTATTTCTGTGGGCTGGGAATTGTATTGTTGATGCCTGATTGGAGTGATATTTTGAATATTTTCAATGCTTACTTCTAAAGCTTGTAAACCATCACCATCACTGTTTTCTTTTTGAAAATCAAATATATGAGGTTTCGTAATTGACATAATTACTA